CTCTTTTTAAAATTAAAAAGTGCTATATAAAATATATAAAACAATCGTAAATCCTACGATTGCCGAAAACATACTCGAAATGTACGTATGTTTCCTAAATTGTTGGGGCCAACAAAAACCCATACTGAAAGTCTTCACCTCCAGCAACCAATGCCAAGACAAGTCCATCAAGGCTAACTGGAAAGCTAGAAGTGCCGACAAAATCAGCAGGATAATCATATGACCGCAAAACGGGTACTACGCCGCTCTGAACCGGTTGAAAAGGTCTAGTTGCGTACCAGGGTATCTCAAATTCAGAGATAGGCCATAAACCTGGAGAATGATAAAACATCCCATTACCAGGACCAGTCGGTGTGATCGCCGAATTGGTTGGTGTGAATGTAATATAATCATTAACGGTAGGTGCAGTTGTCTTTTGGTTCATGACAAACTTTAACCTACGGGCACCGCGCCAGTATTTAAAAATACCGCCAAGTGCATGAAAAGCTCCAAGCTTAACTGGTGATGGGTAAGATTTCTTGGTAAATAGAACATTTTGGTCAATGCCCACATACCTCTTACACATCTCATTTATTGTAGTAACTTGTTCACAGGTAACTAACCCATGCTCAAGAGAGAAATTTGTTCCAAAAACTATTGGATCAAATGTATTCTGAAAGTGCGTCTGCATGTCCATCTGATGCCGGACAAGCGGTATATCACCACATTGATGTTTCACATTAGGTCGTGAAATCTCAACTTTAGGTCCTATAATTTGAGGCACTTTCTTTCGTTCTTCGAGCTGGAAAGCTGTTAGAGGAAACTGAAACTCAGTCAATTGTGCAAACTGAGTATCCTCCCCTAACGACCGCCAAACTACCATCACTATTGCTGGTGTGAAGCCTGATGCTCCTGTACCAACAATTGGTGACATTAATTCAACAGCCAACGTTGGTATATCTACAGTATCATCTTGAATATCCCTATATAAAGTAGGATATAGATAAGGTACTGTGAAAGAATATATAGTATCTCCTTTCACATCCAAAACTGTAGAAACAACGTCTCCTGAATTTAAGTTATACAATGGGTCTGGTGCCTGATACAAAACTGAGATTTTAAATCTTCCAGAAATGAACGGCGAAGTATAAAACATAAGACAAAACTTATAGGACACTTTATTGTACTGAAAAAATCTTCCAATAAATTGTCCATAATCACAATGTCCTGAAGTGGCGTCATCTACTAGCCTGATAGGCCAGTACCACACTTTATCCGAAGGTGAAGAATTATCAAAAGTCTTCACTGTTCGAATTTGTGGCACTCCAAAAATTTGATTGAGTTTTATCTCAGGTGTGACGTTACCCATTAATTTAACGTCAGCTGATAAGGAGGCTCCTTTTCTCATTGATAACGAATTGCTATAATCCGATCCTTGACCACTACACCAATCCCGTGACATATTCACTTGAATTGGTTGTAGACTAGACACTGATGTCGGTTTGTCAAAGATGGACCCAACAAGGGTTACCAAATCCATAATAGTCCCTCCTATTACTGGTATAGAATCAGCAATCTTTGAAACAGTGTTAACAGCGGAGGTGACTCCGCTTTCAACACCTTTGGTTGCTTTTTCTACTGCTTCTAAATTAACTCCACCGCGATCTACATTACCACTCTGATGTTTAACTAGTGGCACGTTGAAGTTTGCAGGTGAGAACGATGGTACTGATAAAAATATCGGTCCAGCAACATCGTCATCTATAAATGAAGCAAATACCTGCACTTCGACAGTATCAGTTATATCGGCACTTGTGCGCATCAATGGTGTGACTGAAGTTATAAAAAACTTACAAATCTCTGATGTGCATGTGGCGATAGAAAAGAAACTATCGGGATTGATCCAAGGAATCTTAATGGTTGTGCTATTTTGTAACGAAGCACTTAAAACCACTGGATGATTCCCTGATTGTTGAATTATACCACTCGAATGATCCGTATTCGAATTGGTATTAGGAACCCAACTTGTCATCAAACATCCATAATGAAATGCTGTAGAATTGATTCTGATCTCAATTTCTACACCAGCTCTCATCCATCTAAATGGCTGGAGAACTGAAGCAATATATGGAATATTTGTCAACACGTTAGGAAAGTCGAGAACAGCATTCAACGCCGCTGTCCCCCAATTAAATGTTGCAACACGATACTTTCGTTTTAACACACTCAAAACTTGTTTTGGGTATGGATTAGCAAGTATATTGTAATCAACATCTGGCTGAGTTTTAAGTTCAGTCTTAATCTCAGGTTCAGCTTCAACGAACTTAGTAAGTTCGACCTGATGAGTAGGACCGTCCACGGCTGGTTCCGATAGAGATTGGACGAATTCTCTTTGGTTAGAAATATTATTTGTAATCGAATATCTCAAGATGTCTTTGTGATTAGCATCAACACCCAATAAAAAGCTAAGGTCGACAGAGTTATGCTCAATGGTCTTGTAAACTCTATCCCCGGATTTTTATAGTGCTCTTCCATGCACTTTGTACGTTTAAAGTCCGCCGACTTTGAGCAGTTAATACTGTTCGGTGTGACCCTCCACCCATGCCTGTTGTTGTTCCAGGTATGTGCGTTTGATCGTTTCTTTTCGCAAAGCCAAAAGCCTTGTATTAAGAATACGCCTATGTTTCTCATAGGTGTTTTCACCATAGTAAAACCACTCCATCAACGCTGACTTACAAGAGTCGCGTATCTGGTCGAGTTGCACGGACTTATTATTACCTTTAGTCATCCATAGAGCCATATTTTCAATGGAATCTATAGCTAACCTAGGCATTATAAATCCTGTAATCTCATCTTGATGGAAAACTCGCTTCAAAAAGATGAGTTGCTCTGCTGAGCAAAAAGTCTCATTAACTTCACCCTTATAAGGCGATGTATACTCTATTCCGAATAATTCATTAAACAACTTTTTCAATACTTTCATATTAAAATCGTCTCTAACTAGATCATCAACTGATCCAACTGAATCATCCCCATAAAATAGCATCGTTACAAGCTTGGCAAAATCATATTTAAACTCTAATGGTACTTCATGTTTAAAAATCACTTTATGGAAAAAATGATTAAAAACTGAATTCATAATAGAAGTTAAGTAATGCCCAGAACAGACACCACTATGACTTCGGTATAAACCATTTGGAGACACTTGATACGTTTGTAAAGCTGCAATCAATATTAATCTAGCTATTGCGTACTCTTCTTTAAGTTCAAAGAATTGTTCACAATAAGTAGCAAAATAATATGCAAGAGCAATGAAAATAGATTTATCCCATCTACTAACATCACCCATAATATACTTTAGTTCATGTATACTAATAGTTCCATCCATGAGTCGTCTTTTAAGAGACTTCCACTCATAAGAATGTGGATTAACGCCCACTTGTACTGTAGAATCATATCGTGATTGTTCAATCAACGATACCATTTGTGCCCAATACATGCGAGCAATAAGAACGTCCACAACGTTCGCTGCGTCAAAAAGACGCGTCTTTCCTGCTTCTACACGATCCAAATCACGTAACTCATCTTTTAAAGTCTGAGTCACATAAGTTGGTGGTAAGAAACCGGCTTTTAACAAAGCCATTTGATGATTAAAAAAATCAGTGAATTGTTGCGAAAAAGTAACCTTTCTCACTCCATTAACTTCACTAATTTTAATAATATCTTTCTTTTTAAGACCCAACATTACCCATGGAAAACCAGGTGATGTTTGCATGTCTAGAGGTTTAATATGCAATTGCGGAACCCCCAAAACCGCTTCTTCTAGAGTAAGAGCTCTCACTTTCTTGTGCATCAAGTGAGGCGATATAATACCATCAAAGTTATCTGGTTCCTCAAATAAATCCTGTTCGGCTTTAGTAAAACTTTTTGTAAAAGCTGTACCAAAACCTTTCACTAATGAATCTAAATAAGGACTTCTAACTCCTTCTGGTGTTGCATACTTACTCAACTTAGCTGGTTTCTTAGTAATATCATATGGACATTCTAGAATACCCCCTTTCCCATCTGCTATTCCGGTCTGAATAAAGGATGGTACTATACTCGATTTATCTGGCATATATGGTCGTCGCTTAAAAGCGGCAACTGGTTCTAAGCCAGGCAAATGAGCGACAGGGCAATCTAGAACTAACAACTGCTGTACAACTATGGGATGATCACCCATTGATGGTACACGTCGTTCTCGATATTTTAAGAAATACTCTTGAAAAATAGGTGTGCCTATAGCTTCACCAGAAAAGCCAGCAGTGTGTATAGCAATAACTCTATACGCAGCACTAGGTTCCTTAACGGCGTAGACATGTCCACACCATCCTGGTCGTGAATCTATACCCACCATACGAATAATACCTTCTTCCTGTCGCATAATAGTATCATTCTCTCCTTGCACGCGAACTGTTCCAAAATAGCACTCTGTTGCTCTTTCTTCAACAATTTCGCGTTTTCCATCAGTATCAACTCTACGTATTAAAGTAGGGCGAATACCTCTACAATCCAAATTTTCCTTTGTCGGCAAATAATTGAATAAATCCTTAAATGATTGTGTTTTCTTAAACTCAATAATACAACCATCTATGACTAATCCATTTGAATGCCTCAAAGTCTCAATTGTGAATTGTGACGTGTTAAATTCCAACTGTCCCCCTTTTGTGACACTTGGAAAAATAACAATCTTCTGCAATTTTTCTCCCCATTCTATATAATGTTGCGGTATAAACGCTACACTACCAAAAACGAAGAATCCGACAACGCAAACAGGCTTAACTGGTTTTTCGAAATACAATTCGAAATAACAAGTATTTTCTGCTATGTTGTTGCGGATATGATACCAAGAATCTGCAGAAACTTGGTGTTCAACTTCTGGCACTGCTGCCATTTGTTGTCTAAAATTATACGCTCGGCTATTAGAATGGGCTTGCTTACTAGAAATATGTACTTTCTTATTATACTTGCCCGACTTCATAACTTTCATCGCATGACCTGACAACCTATGGTCTCCTGACTGTGCCCGTGCTTTTGGTCTTATGTGGTTATCCAACATTCGCGATAACCTCATAATACCTCCAATAACGGCCATAGTAACACTAAACGAAAGCAAAAATGCCTGCAATTCTGTAAACTCATTCAAGAAATTAAAATTAATATTTGGTACAAACCAATTCCAATCCCAAGCTCGTTTCTTAGTAATATTATAATACGCTGTTTGTAGCGTACCAAAAACATTACCATGTATAATTGCAGTTCCATTTACAACTGTATGCATAGTCATCTCATGCAAACACCAGAATTCTAAAAATCCTTCTAGTGAATGCACAATTCCCTTATTTTTACAATGCCAATCATATGAACGATCAGCATAGTAATCAATATCAGCTGTAATAGTTTTACCTGGTTTCTTCCAAAAATTATCGTCATCAGTGTCGGGTATCAAATGTTCAAACGAACGTTTTAATACATCCCACATTGGAAACAATAATCCTGGAAAACAGTGTGATAAAACACAACAACGCGTGATAATGCTCAAGCCTAAAAAGCCTCGAGCAGCCTCACCGTTTGGTCCTTCCGTATATCTGCATGCTTCGACTCTAATCAAAAACTGTTGTATATTAGAACATTCCCAACTTCCAAGAATAGTATCTAGGCTTGAACCTACATACTTATTCATATCTGGAGGGTTATATCCTGGTATAAATCGTCTTATATAATCCAACGTAGGTGGCGTGAAATTTTGAAAACAAATGTTTCGAAACACTTGAAACTCTTCATCTCTGTCACCTGTAGGCATCATCCTTGTAAGTGGTTCTCGTAACCACTTTGGAACTCTAGCCCACGCTGTAGTCGCAACTTGATGTGAAACTTTTGGTAACACTTTCACAGGTTGTTGCTTCCACTCTGGATTTTCCAAAATCTTAGTCATATTTGCATTATACTCATGACTCTTCTTGATCCTATCTGACACTAACAAACACAACTCTGAAAACGATAATATCCGTGGTTCAACGGCATTATATCGTTGTTGAGTAGTAGTTGCAGCATCATCCAACCTGCTAAACAGTTTAAAGGTCCATATATCATTATATAGATCTTCAACACATTTATCAGAATCAATAACCTTTGCAATATCAAGTAAACCTCTGCTTGTTCGATACTCCGCTCTAACTTCCATTCTTACTGGAAATCCACAACGGCGTTCTAAAGCTTCAGCTTCCTTAATACCCAAATTATCTGGTATTCCATTAGTATTTGTTGTAGTAAACAACAACTTCGACGTCATAAACGTATTACCTTTATCATCCAAACCCGGCATTGTAAGCGGGCATGGTTGAGAAGTAATATATTTAATAATATCCATCGAAGTCTGTGTCCTATCAACAACATCCTGACTCTGATAAACGTCATCCATGGTCATAGCAAACTGACCATAATAACCTTCATGAAATTCAGAAACACTACGTTCATATCTATAGGATGGTTTGTATTTTTCGCCATATGTTAAATGATACACATACGACAAAAATACTTCCGTAAAATATGTTTTACCAATACCTTTAGTTCCCATAATATGAACCCAAACTGGTTCCGGTCGCGAAACCGCAACCATGTCTATTCCTTGTTTCTGTGCAAACCACTCTCTAATCCTTGTAGTCATCTGGATTAAATGAGTTTTCTCCGTGGGCATCAATGTCTCTGTTCCATATAAGTCTTGGCGTTCCAAGATAGTCTTATACAAAACATTAACACGCTCCCTCAAACCATCATCCTCTGCAAATTTCCTCATACCTTGACTAGCAACTGATATCTCACCAAATTCCTTACATATAGCATCATAATCTTTACGATCACGACGCTCCTGTGTAATTGGAATTCCTGTAAAATGATCAATTGCTAATGCAAAAATCTTTTGAAATTTAGAACAGACATATGTGATAGAAGTAGTCCAATCCTTTCCAAACCGTGTAACTTGATTGATATCCCGTATTCGCGGGACAGACAGTTCATTCTTAAACAAATAAGAAGAAACTAGTCCAACAATCATGCCTAACGGCGAATCTCCTAACTGGTGCCTCACTTCTGGTATATCTTCATCTTCATCATTATCAACAGGAAAAAATTTCTTGAAAAATTTCTTCACTGATTTAGTAATAGTTATTCCAATTTTCGAAACTAATGTCGACAAAAAGCTGATAATCAAACCAACTTCTGTCGTAAAAGTTCTCCAAAAGAAATAAAATATTAAAACAATAACAATAAACGCCATTAAACCTAAAATAAAATACAACATGTCCTCCGACACTGTTGCACTTACCTTATCTTTAATGGTTGAAAATATACTAGTTATAATATCTAAAACAATCTTACCCTTTTCTGCAAAAGGTGCTAAGAATGTTTTCACAGATTCCAACACATCACTAAAAAAACTAAAACTAACACCGACTGTCACGCCTTTGTTAGCTAGTTCATCAATTTTGTGTGGTTTGCGTCCTTCCATGCGCGCTTTAAGATACTCGGCCGCGCTAGCCTTTTCAGCTCCCTGATACATCTTCTTAACAATACCATAAGCCCATCTACCTACTTTTTCAGAATAGGTAACTGGCTCAAGCATATCAAGATCTGGCAATCCAACTAAGTAATCAACATTACCTACTGGAAAACCACTAGCATCAGCATGCCCGATAGCAAAAATTGGATTCTTGCTAGTATCTCTCTCCTCTATGAGTAAAGACTCACCCTCTTTCAAGGGTTCATCAACCTCATCTGGTTCAAACATCTGATGTTTGACAATTGGTATGTCGATTTCATCAATCTCCATACTATCATTAAACTTAATCTGATGTCTCACCAATGGTCTATCAATCTTCCTGCAATGCCTTTCGGCCTTCCTCTTTTTGCAATATTCTGGCTTGTGTAAGATAGTAAACCTCTTACTAGCCAAACATTTCAAAATCTGAATTAACGAGTGTGATGGTACTGCTACCATCGACTCTACAATAATTACGAGTAAATCAATATATGCTGATGGACAAAAATGCCCCCACATGTTTGTAACTTCATGCGTTTGCCATTGTCCTGTAGTGAGCAGCATACTCACTCTGTGTGCGTGGACTAATTTGCCTCCTTTCAAAAAGCGTAATAACATTGAAGCATAAGCTTCAGCATTAAAACAACTCATCAAATGGCGATCGACAAAATAGCCCCGTGTATACAAAATCCACAATATCTCAATTCCAACAAGAACACTCTGAAGGGGACTTTTAAATTTCCCTTTCAAAGTAATCATATTAAAACCTTTATGTGCAAATCGTGCATACAAAGAAGCCAAACGGTTATCCTCTAACCATAGACCTCTTTTGTTTGGTAACAACACTCCCTTCTCCCATCCCCATAAACTTCGCAATTTATGGAAAATCTGCTTACATCTGACTATGAATCCTCTCTGAGTTACTCCTTCATGCTTAACCGTAACACGGTCAACAAAAAAGAACAACTCAAGTTTATCAGAATTCTCATACTCAGATATACACCATCCTGGCGTTGGTGTATAACCACTAGAAAGAAAATCTTTAATTCCCTTACTGTCATTATACATCAACTCATCCTCCTCTTCACGATCAACCATCTCGTCAAAGACGTTATCCTGTAAAGGAAAATGTGAATGTGTTTTAGTAACTCCTTCCTCCTCCGTAACCTGCATATCATCAAAACTAACATTAATACCATTAACTGGTACTAAAATTGGTCCTGTATGACATGTTTCAATTTGTCTCCAATCCTCTACAATATTATCAAATACCTCAGTGCCGCCTATTGGCACTGCAAATATATCTTGCGTAGCTCCACCTCGTGGGTACGTCTTAAAATTAGTATAATAGTTGCGATCTGACATTTTAATAGATTGTAATAGCGGGTTGGGTTTGCTCGTTTTCTGAAACGAATTATCAAAACTGTTTTTGTGTTTTCATGTATCATGTCCCGGTTGGAACAATCCTGAGTAAATTGATACGTAAATCAATCTATTCTATAAAATACATTACTAAAGAATCACTAATATTCTCAGTAATATTAAAATTACGGCTAACAAACACTACGTAACTCTGTGATACTTAATCTCAAATCAAATTAAAAACATGACGAAATTAATATTAATTATTAATCTTCCTAACTCCCCACTGGGTAGCTAACTAATAAATACGTTCCTAGATGCGTATCACATCATTAAGTTATCCTCCGTCCGACTATGGCTTATTCCGGTGAATGAGCGTCGCCTAACATGGTTTTACCCCATAGGTAACGATAGCAATCGAAAAAGCTGTACACGTAACTAGATTCAAACTCTGTTCCTCGTAACAATAATAAAAAAGTTCGAATTTCATGAAAATATTTAATAACATAGTAATATAGATAAACTGTTCATCTGTAATGGTTTATCTTTATCTAACGTTTTCTTTATCTTCGCTTTTGCGGTAATAAATATCAAATATATATAAAATTTTCAAATTAATTAAA